GCCGCCTCAATCGAGTGGTACTCCGCACGGGAAGCTTCGATAGAAAACGAAAAACTCCGTAAGGAAGTTGAAGAGCTTCGTATTGCCGGAGAATCTGAACTTCAGCCCGGAACGATAGAGTACGAGCGATATCGACTCACCCGTGCACAGGCTGATGCTCAGGAATTAAAAAATGCCAAAGAATCCGCTGAAGTGGTGGAAACCGCATTCTGCACGTTCGTGCTGTCGCGGATAGCCGGAGAAATTGCCAGCATTCTCGACGGGATACCCCTGTCGGTTCAGCGGCGCTTTCCGGAGCTGGAAAACCGACACATTGATTTCCTGAAGAAGGACATCATTAAAGCCATGAACAAAGCTGCGGCGCTGGATGAAATGATACCGGGGTTGCTGAGTGACTATATCGAACAGTCAGGTTAACGGGCTACAGCACTCCGCACGCGCGGGGCTTCACTCGCTGTACCGGCCAGAACCGCAAACAGCGGTTGAATGGGCAGATGACAATTACTATCTTCCAAAAGAGTCTGCTTATCAGGAAGGGCGATGGGAGACCCTGCCTTTTCAGCGCGCAATCATGAATGCAATGGGCAACGACTACATCCGTGAGGTTAACGTCGTTAAATCTGCCCGCGTCGGCTATTCAAAGATGTTGCTTGGCGTGTACGCCTACTTTATTGAACACAAGCAACGCAATTCGCTTATCTGGTTGCCCACTGATGGTGACGCTGAAAACTTCATGAAGTCCCATGTCGAACCCACCATACGCGATATTCCATCTTTACTGGCCCTGGCGCCGTGGTATGGCAAAAAGAACCGTAACAATACGCTGAGCATGAAGCGATTTTCGAACGGTCGGGGCTTCTGGTGCCTGGGCGGTAAAGCGGCAAAGAATTATCGTGAAAAGTCGGTCGATGTTGCTGGCTATGATGAACTGGCAGCATTTGATGATGATATTGAAAAAGAAGGCTCGCCAACATTTCTGGGTGACAAGCGTATTGAGGGCTCGGTATGGCCCAAATCGATACGTGGTTCAACACCAAAGGTGCGTGGCACATGCCAGATAGAGCGCGCGGCCAGTGAGTCTCAGCATTACATGCGCTTTCACGTCGCCTGTCCGCACTGTGGAGAAGAGCAGTTTCTTAAATTTGGTGACAAGGAAACGCCGTTCGGGTTCAAGTGGGCCCCGGGCGAACCCTCCGGTGTTTTTTATCTCTGCGAGCATAACGCCTGCGTTATTAAACAACAGGAACTGGATTTCACCGATGCCCGTTACATTTGTGACATTACAGGCATCTGGACGCGCGACGGTCTGAACTGGTTTTCTTCATCAGGTACCGAGACTGATCCCCCTGACAGTGTAACGTTTCACATCTGGACCGCGTACAGCCCGTTCACCACATGGGTTCAGATCGTCAAAGACTGGATGAAAACGAAAGGCGATACCGGCAAACGCAAAACGTTCGTAAACACCACGCTGGGCGAAACGTGGGAGCCGAAAATCGGTGAGCGGCCCGACGCTGATGTGATGGCTGAACGTAAGGAACATTTTGGCGCCGCGGTACCGGAGCGCGTCGCTTACCTTACTGCCGGAATAGACTCACAGCTAGACCGTTACGAAATGCGTGTCTGGGGCTGGGGGCCGGGGGAAGAAAGCTGGCTGATTGACCGGCATATCATCATGGGCCGCCACGATGATGAAGCGACCCTGCAGAGGGTGGATGAGGCTATTAACAAGACCTATACCCGACAGAACGGCATGGAAATGTCGGTATCCCGCATCTGCTGGGATATCGGGGGGATTGATCCAACCATTGTCTACAACCGGTCGAAAAAACTCGGCCTGTTTCGCGTTATCCCGGTCAAAGGGGCCTCAGTCTACGGTAAACCAGTCGCTAACATGCCGCGTAAGCGAAACAAGAACGGCGTTTATCTGACGGAAGTAGGTACTGATACCGCTAAAGAGCAGATTTACAACCGCTTTACGCTGGTTTCGGAAGGTGATGAGCCCCTTGCGGGTGCGGTGCATTTCCCCAATAACCCCGAAATTTACGATCTGGCCGAGGCTCAGCAGCTTACCGCTGAAGAGCAGGTCGAAAAATGGGTTGACGGTAAGAGGAAAATTCTCTGGGACAGCAAGAAACGGCGTAACGAGGCACTCGACTGCTTTGTGTATGCGCTGGCGGCGCTTCGGATCAGTGTTTCACGCTGGCAGCTCAACCTTGATTCGCTTTTGTCCAGCCTGCTGGAGGAAGACAGTTCACGTAAAAATAACAAGACCCTGGCGGATTACGCCCGGGCATTAGCCGGAGAAGAATAATGGCGACACAGGCCGAACTGGATAGCGCTCGTACTGCGTTGCATGACCTCATGACGGGTAAGCGGGTCGCGACGGTACAGAAAGATGGTCGCAGGGTGGAATTTACAGCCACCAGTGTCACTGACCTGAAAAAATATATCGCCGATCTGGAAGTGCAGGTCGGAATCACTCAACGGCGCCGGGGACCGGCAGGATTTTATACATGAAATCACCAGCACTATTAGGTCCGGACGGCAGAACTTCTCTGCGGGAGTATGCCGGATATCACGGTGGCACGGGTGGGTTTGGCGGCCAGCTTCGTGCGTGGAATCCGCCCAGCGAAAGCCCGGATGCTGCCCTCCTGCCCAACTTTGTCCGGGGTAATGCCCGCGCTGACGATCTGGTTCGTAATAATGGCTATGCTGCCAATGCGGTTCAGCTTCATCAGGATCATATTGTCGGCTCTTTCTTCCGGCTCAGCCACCGCCCGAGCTGGCGCTTTCTTGGAATTAATGAGGAGGAAGCCCGGGCATTCTCCCGTGAAGTGGAAGCAGCCTGGAAAGAATTTGCTGAAGATGACTGCTGTTATATTGATGTGGAGCGTAAACGCACTTTCACGATGATGGTCCGGGAAGGTGTGGCGATGCATGCCTTTAACGGTGAATTATGTGTCCAGGCGACGTGGGACAGCAGCGCTTCGCGACTTTTCCGCACGCAATTCAGGATGGTCAGCCCGAAACGCATCAGTAACCCCGGTAATCAGGGCGACTCACGGAATTGCCGTGCCGGTGTTGCGATAGATAATGCGGGCGCTGCGGTCGGGTACCACGTCAGTGATGACGGTTATCCTGGCTGGATGGCGCAGAAATGGACCTACGTTCCCCGCGAACTGTCCAGCGGGCGGGCATCGTTCATTCATGTGTTTGAGCCACTGGAAGACGGTCAGACTCGTGGCGCCAACGTGTTTTACAGCGTGATGGAGCAGATGAAGATGCTCGATACGTTACAAAACACTCAGTTGCAGAGTGCGATCGTTAAAGCGATGTATGCGGCTACCATCGAAAGTGAACTGGATACGCAGACCGCTATGGATTTTATTCTCGGTTCCGACAGTAAGGACCAGCAGAGTAAAATGACAGGCTGGCTGGGTGAAATGGCGTCCTATTACACGGCGGCGCCGGTGCGGCTCGGAGGCGCGAAGGTCCCGCACCTGATGCCGGGCGATTCTCTTAATCTTCAGTCTGCCCAGGATACTGATAACGGATATTCAAGCTTCGAACAGTCGCTGCTGCGTTATATCTCTGCCGGGCTCGGTGTGTCATATGAACAGCTTTCGCGAAACTACTCCCAGATGAGTTACTCCACAGCGCGGGCCAGCGCCAACGAGTCGTGGGCCTATTTTATGGGGCGTCGTAAGTTTGTGGCTTCCCGGCAGGCCTGTCAGATGTTTCTTTGTTGGCTTGAAGAGGCGATTGTTCGCCGCGTGGTCACGCTTCCGGCGAAAGCGCGTTTCAGCTTCCAGGAGGCGCGAAGTGCCTGGGGTAACTGTGACTGGATCGGCTCCGGCCGGATGGCGATCGATGGGCTTAAGGAAGTGCAGGAAGCGGTCATGCTGATTGAGGCCGGGCTGAGTACCTACGAAAAAGAGTGCGCCAAACGCGGTGAGGATTATCAGGAAATCTTTGCCCAGCAGGTGCGCGAAACGATGGAGCGTCGCGCTGCCGGACTTAAACCGCCTGCATGGGCTGCCGCTGCCTTTGAATCGGGTCTGAGAAAATCCACTGAGGAGGAGAAAGATGACGCCCGAGCTGCGTAATCTCCCGCATATTGCCAGTATGGCCTTTAATGAGCCGCTTTTACTTGAACCCGCCTATGCGCGGGTTTTCTTTTGCGCGCTGGCTGGCCAGCTTGGCATTTCTCGTCTGACCGATTCGGTTTCAGGCATCTCTCTGGGTGCTGAGCAAATGGCGGAGCCGCTGGCGCTGTTTGGCGATGACGACACAGGTCCACGGCCGGCACGCAGTTATCAGGTAACGAATGGCATCGCCGTGTTGCCGGTGTCCGGCACGCTGGTCAGCAAAACCCGCTCGCTTCAACCGTATTCCGGAATGACAGGTTACAACAGCATTATTGCCCGCCTGCAGCAGGCCATAAGCGATCCCGGTGTTGACGGTATTCTGCTGGATATGGACACACCTGGCGGCATGGTTGCCGGGGCGTTTGATTGTGCGGATATCATTGCCCGCGCGCGTGAAATCAAACCCGTCTGGGCTCTGGCAAATGACATGAACTGCAGCGCCGGGCAGTTGATCGCCAGCGCGGCATCGCGAAGGCTGGTTACCCAGACCGCAAGAACGGGGTCAATTGGCGTAATGATGGCCCACAGTAATTACGGGGCTGCGCTGAAAACCCAGGGAGTGGAAGTCACGTTGATTTACAGCGGTGAACATAAAGTCGCCGGCAACCCTTATGAAAAGCTGCCGAAGGACGTGCGTGCAGATTTTCAGGCG